GTAGGGGTTCAAGAGAGCGTGGTGAAGGCGAACGTCGCTGCTTCTGCGGTTGCGACCGGCGCCGGGAACCAAGCCCAAGTTGGCATCGGTATCGACTCAACGACCGTGAACAGCGCGGACCTCTTCCCGCTCTCGGCGACGAACACTGTCACCAACGGTATCTATCCGATTACGGCGCAGTGGGAGGGATTCCCTGGAGTGGGCCGTCACTTCCTGGCATGGCTCGAGATCGCACAGGCGGCAGGCACCACCACTTGGGAAGGGAACAACCCTGGGGCGATTGCTGGCGCGAACACACACTCAGGCATCGCCGGGGAACTCTGGGGCTAGGGCCATGCAGCGATATCAGAACACGGCACAGGACGCGCTCGGGAACATCATCCAGGGGATGACCGTCTCGGTCTTCCTCACGGGGACGCAGACGCTCGCCTCGCTCTTCAGCGACAACGTCGCGACTCCGAAGCCGAACCCGACGCAGACGGATGCTCTAGGCAACTTCTTCTTCTACGCGGCGAACGGTCGGTATGACGTCCAGCTCGCGAAGACCGGGCTGCCGACCACGACCACGCCGGACGTGCTCCTGCTCGACATAGGCGGAGGCGGAGGCGCGCCGCTCGTCGCAGGGCAGATCCTGTTCGGCGCCGCGGGCAACACGGTCGCGCAGGACGTGAACCTCTTTTGGGATAACACTAACAAGCGTCTAGGAGTAGGCAACGCAGCGCCCACTCAGACGCTGGATGTCACCGGCACCGGGAAATTCTCGACGAGCGTGGTGACACCTCAAATAACGTCAGCAGGACAACTAACCTTCCAAGTAAATAATGTAACAACTTGGGCTATGCTTGGTGGAGGAAACGGTTCGTTAATTCCAGCGGCAGATAACGCAGTTGATCTTGGTATCACTGGAACAAATCGAGTTCGTTCAGGCTTCTTTGGAACGAGCGTGGTGACGCTCGCGGTTCTTAGTGGCGGTACAGCGAATGTTGTTGTAGGCGGTGGTTCCGGGAACTGGTTATTTGACGGTACATCCGGTACGTTGCGGCCAACAGTAGATAACGCTTTTTCCCTCGGGACATCGGTAGATCGTGTAAGCGCCGCTTTCACTCCCATCATCGACTCTGGCACGGCTGGGCCGCTGTCGCTCAGAACGAACAATGGGACCGTAGGACTTCAAGTAGTCGATGTAGCAAGCGGAGTTAATTTCCTTCAAGCGGTTTCCGGTACGACGGGGAACGCTCCGGGTATTCAAGCCGGGGGTGCAAACACGGACATCGGCATCAATTACATAGGCAAAGGAAATAGCTCCCACGTTTTTTATAGCGATTCTGGATCGAACGCACAATTTGTCATTCTTCGCACCGCTGGCGCAACCCGCAGCCTCTCCGCCACCGGCTCCAACGGCGGCAACCCGACGATCTCGACGACGGCGGGAGCAATCGCTTTCGGCGCTGCGCTAGTTCCGACTGCTACTGGCACGATTGACCTTGGTAGTGCCAGCAACGGCTGGAAGCGCCTGTACATGGACTTCACCAATACGGGCACGGTCGGAAACGTGACCATCAACAAGCCTGCCGGGCGGGTGAATCTGGCTGCGGCGGGCACGACGCTCACGCTCACCAACTCGCTCATCACCGCTGCTTCGAAGGTATTGCTGCAATTTGCCAGCGCCCCGGGTAATGCTGTGGGCGTGGATTTGATAGCCGTTCCCGCTGCTGGCTCATGTGCCATCAGCGTGGTGCCCGCCGTGACCAGTCAGACGGCTATAGATTTCGTAGTCATCAACGCCGACTAATCGGCACAACACAAGGAAGAAACTAAGATGGACATGCTCAAATACGCAGCGATGAAGGCAGCGGGAACGGTGAAGCTGGTGGCTGTCGGCCCGGACACGGTGGCGTCGTTCGCCACCAAGTACGACCCCGAAACCGGCAAGCCCACAACCAGTCCCGAACAGTTCAATCTCGCGGGGTTGGACGAAGCGATCACCGGCTTCACCGGTCAGCTCGACGCGCTGAAAGCGTTCCGCGCGGACGCGGCTGCGGTGTTGGCTGCGCAGGCCGCCCCGATCGTCGTCGCCGCAGTCGAGGGCGCGAAGCCCTGATGCGGCTGTTGGTCCTCGCGCTCGCGTTCTGGCTCGGAGCATGCGAGACGCTGGCGAGCAAGGATGCGGCGGCCGGATGCCAGGTCGCAGACGTCGCCAGCACGCACTACGCGCTGCATCACAACCCGACCGCGACCGAGCAGAACCCGATCCCGGTCCCGGCGCTGGACGTGATCAAACTCGCGCTCGCCTCCTACATCAAGTGGGGCGTGAGCGACGAGGACTGGAACGCGGCATGGCCTCCTCTGCGAATCTTCATCGCCGCGGTCGGATGCGGGGCAGCGGCGAGCAACATCCACGTCGCGAGACAGAAGCCGTGAACCTATCCGATGAAGGCAAGCGGTTCATCAAGTCTAAGGAGCGGCTGCGTCTCGAGGCCTACCAGGACGAGATCGGCGTTTGGACCATCGGCTGGGGACACATCGTAGGCGTGAAGGTCGGTGACGTTTGCACGATCGAGCAGGCCGAGGCGTGGTTCGCGCAGGATGTGGCTCCGTGCGAGGCCTGCGTCTCACGGCTCGTATCGACCGAGCTCACGCAGGGGCAGTTCGACGCCCTGTGCTCGTTCGCCTTCAACCTTGGCTGCACGGCGCTGCGGAATTCCACGCTGCTGCGCCTTCTGAACGCCGGAGACGCGGCTGGAGCTGCCGAGCAGTTTTCCAGGTGGAACCACGCCGGCGGCGAGGTGAGCGCCGGGCTGTCGGCTCGGCGCGAGCAGGAACGCGAGATGTTCGTCGCATGAGTGCCGTCGTGGAAGCTCTCCAGTTCCTCGAGGAGCACATCGTCTCGCTGATCTTCGCGGTCTTCTTCTTCAGCCTGATCGTGTTCCTGATCCGGCTGAACTTCGCCAACGGCGAGTACCGGAACTTCCGGCTCGCGCAGATGATCACCCGCTCGGACGGCTCCCTCGATCGGCGCGCGATGGAGCGGGTCGGCCTGTACCTCATGAGCATGTACGGCTTCCTGCACGTGCTCCACAAGGTCCCGGACCAGATCACCACCTACTTCTCGCTGATGGCGACCATCTGGCTCGGAGCTCACGTGCTGGCGAACAAGCTCCCGGATCGGACCTCGTCGCCGGCGAAGGACGAGAAGTGACCGCCGTCCTCGGGCTCCTGCCATCGTGGGCCTGGCGCTGGCTCGGGATCGCCGCGGTGGCTGGTTCGGCCGCCCTGGCCTTCTACTGGAAGGGCGTGGAGCACGAGGAGGTGAAGTTCGACGACTACCGCGCGCAGGTCAAGGCGGCCGGTGACAAGCAGGCCGAACTCGCGCGGCAGAAGGAACAGGCATGGAAACAACTCGCGGAGGCAACCGAACGTGAAGCCCAACTACGCACTGACCGCCTTGCTGCTGATCTTCGCGCTGCCAGGTTGCGCGGGGATGCCCTTGCCAGTCGCCGCCTCGTGCCCGAGCCTCCCGGCGCCGCCGGCGGCGGTGGCCGGATATGCTACGCCGCCGAACAACTTGATCGAGGACTCCGCCAAGCTCTTGGAGGACTTCAACGACGCATTACGGACCTCGCTGAACAAGGCCAGCGGGACCGGGATTTAGCTGCGGAGTGCGTCGCCTACGTGCGCGGGCTTCAGAGGTAGAGCAGCCCGAGCAGGAGCAAGCACCACGGGCTGCCGGTGAGCAGGAAGGCGGTGAAGACCAGCAGTACAACCCCGATGCAGGCGGGCCAGCTCACGGGGTCAACCTGATCGCGTAGACCTCGACCGGCTCCGGCCCGAACAGCGGGTGGGTGATGGTCGTCTTCCTCATGCCGCGCCACGGGAGCTCGACGCGGCGCTCCTGGTCGGTCCCCTTCGGGTATCCCCACGTCAGGCTGATCCGCGTGAACGGGTGCGCGAGGCGCTTCGTCCAGTACGGGCAGACCCGGCGGAACTCCTCCGGCTTCGTGCCGGCGCGCACCTGGTCGAAGTACTCCCGCTTCAGGGATAGGTAGAGGGTCATGACCGGGTCGGGTCGTCCAGTACGGTCACCCGGGCCTCGAGGTCGGCGATCCGGCGCTCGAGGTCAACCAGCCGGATCCGCTTGCCCTTGTTGGCCTTGTGCCACTCACGCCGGCAGGCCGTGGAACAGAAGTGCTGCCACGCCGCCCTTGGGCTAAAAGAGCCCCGGCATTGCCGACAGGCGGCGGATGGCAGGTTCGAGGCTTGTGGCTCGCGCTGATGCGTCGGCGAAGGGGTGTCGGGCATTTTGTGAAACCTCCGAAACGTCGATTTTAGGGGGTCCGGCCGGAAAGCCGGATTATGCCGAGTTCAAGGAGCCGCAGGAGGCTCCGAGCGTGGCCGTCGTTGAAGCACTGAAGAACCTCCGTCCTGGTCACGCCCATGGCTTCGGCCGCCTTCGGGATCGGGACCCGCCGGTCGTACACGTCATGGCAGGAGGAACACCCGTAGGCCCCGAGGATATCCTCGCTCTTGGCCCCGATGCCCTTGAACACCGCCCCGTTCCGGTGGCACCAGACCGTGGTCGCCCGGTCGTGGTTGCAGACGAACGGGATCCGCAGCTCGCAAACCTGGTCGTGCGCGCTCTCGGTGATCTTGCTCACTTCCGCGCCTCTCGCACCTTCGCGCGGAGGGCTTCCCAGCCTGCGGGCCAGACTGAGGCCCGATCGTCGTAAAATTCCATGGACAGAAGTATCACCTTCCACTCCTCCCTCGACAGCGAGGGGGCGGCACGGAGGGCGGTAGCGCAGGTTTCGCAGATGTAAATATTCGGAAGTTCCATGTGCTTTATCGCCCACTTTGAGGGATCGGGTTCCTGCTTCCCGCACGCAAGGCAGGATGGGCACGGTTTCAAGCCGATAGCGTGCTTGTCGTAAAAGGCCCAAGCTTTCGGGCAGTCGTGCTCGTGGATTAGCCGCTGGCGTTCTTCTGGAGTCGCGTTCTTGTACTGCTGACGTAAATCCGTACCCTCGGCTACCTCTGCGGAGGCGGCACGACTCTGTGCTTCCAATGGATACCCTGCCGCCGCTGTGTAGGCTGCATTCTGTCCCCCTGGCGCGAGGGCGCGGATGGCGGTGGCGCAGGCCGTAGCTAACCCGGGCCCGACGCTGAAATAGTGCTTGTGCTTCTCGTACTGCTCATCGCACACCCTCGCGCATTCCTCGATGATCGCGGGGCGGGAGGAGAGGGTCTTGTCCATGAGCATGACCGCGTTGCAAAGGGCCTGAATCCCCTTCGGCGTCAGCGTCGGCCTATTCTCCAGCCAGTCCATCGCTAGATTGACTGCATCGCCGCGATCAATCCTAGCCTCGGTAGCGCGGGGGGCGGTAGGTACGGCGTGACATTCTGGGCAATACTCGTGCAGCAAAACTCCGTGGATACACTCGCTCATGTTTCCTTCCTCTCGTTCAGGGCGTGCTCCAGATCGGCGATAGCACTGGAGATTCGTTTGCAATCGTGTTCCTTGTGTCCCATAGAATTCTTCATCTTCTCCACTGCCCGTCCAATCGCCTCCCGCACTGCCTCGGCTTGCTGGCCCTTGAGGGCGAGGTCGCAGAGGGCGTCTATCTCCGCAAGTTCTTCCTCGCTACGATTATCGGAATCTTTGTGAATTTCCTTGAGAGCGAAGCGCCACTCTTCAATCTGCTCGGGCCTCATTTCCCCTCCAGTTCGCGCTCGATCTCTGCAATCAGCGCAGACGTAATCGTTGTCGGGCGTTCTGAGCGCAACAGCCTCACCCAATGCAGCAGCAGCGCCTCCTTGCGGTCGAGGGAGCATTCGAGGTCGCGGGCATGCAGGCCCTTGAGGGCGAGGTCGCGCAAGGCTTCCACTTCCTCATCAGGGAATAACTGCGGAGAGAAATTAGCACGCTTAAGTAGCGCGTAAAGTTGTTCGATTCGTTCTGGCGTCATGGCTACCATCCAGTCCTATGTCGATGACACTTCCAGCAGAATCCAGCATTCTCTGGATTCTCTGCCCCGCACTTGCACAGCCAAGACAGCAGCCTCGCTATCTGGTCTAGCTGGTCGCGGAGGGAGTCAGCGTTCATAGCCGCACCTCGCGCACTTGGTCCAGCGTTGTATGTTGCCGCCTGTTCGCGTGAGTTCATCCCGGATTTCTTTCTGATCCATGAAGTCGGTGATCGGGCGCAGGTCGTGGCCTACGATCCAGCACATCAGCCGTGCGGCAATCCTGCTACGAAGTTTCACTAGCTGGTCGCGGAGGGTCATGGTTTCCCCCTCCAATTCTTAGGATCACTGGCGTAGTCGTGCATCCATCGGGTAGCTGCTCTAGCTTCGTTTTGACCCATATACGAGAGCGCCTTCACGAGAGCGCGCATAAGCCAGAAGTCTGCTGACTCATCCTTGCGCTGGTCCATACGTAATGCGCCTTCTCTTGATTCTTTACTCATCCTTCTCTCCTGTCTCTGTCCATCAGGGGGCGCGGTCCAGTAGATCGGCCATCGCTTTACGTGCTCGTCTGGTTGCGCGAGCGTTCTTCGCATGGTGCTTCGCGTCGTAGGTCAGATGGCATCGCTGGCACCAGTAGCGAAGCCTGTCCAAGTCCTGCGTCTCCAGATCGTCATGCTCCAAATGCGCCGTGGTCAACACGACCTTGCTACCCGTTACGGGATGGGGCTTGCCGTTGTGCGCTCGGCAGTCAGGATAGGCGGGGGAGCCTTCACAGCGATTTCCAGCACGAGCGCGCACCGCAGCGACCATGAATTTCCAGTGTTTCGGATACCGCTTGGCGGATTCAGGCTTGATCGGCATTGAGCCAGCACCCGAACTCGGTCCCGTACCAGGTCTCGGTCGCGTCCATGAACGCGCGGAACTCCTCGCGGCTCCGCGTGCTCGAGCGTTTGTTCGGGATGCGCTTCTGCACGAGCTCGCCCGTCATGGGGTCGACCACCTCCTTCTCGACGAAGCCGAAGTGGTGGCACAGGGCGAACTCGTGCATCTCCTCGGCCTCGTAGCCGAGATGCTGCCCGGCCATGGTATGGAGGAGCCACAGGCGCGCGTTCTGGGTCGCGGTGCGTTGCTTCGCGATCGGCCCGAGCTCCGCGCGGAAGGGCGGCGCTTGCCGCTCGAGGAACTTCAGCAGGTACGCCCGTTGCCCGTCGGTCTCGACGTCGAAGGTCCGCCTAGTCGCCATCGATCAGCTCCCGGTAGGCGGCGAGGAAGTGCGCCGCTTGATAAGCATTGAGCGCGTTTCCGTAGGCGCGCAGGCGTCCCACTCGGGCGGGAGCCCCATGAGCCAGCGGGAATGTGCCGGGTTCAATTGGCCGCGCTTTCCCGTCGGTGCAGGGGAGCCATTCGGCATCGGACCAGAAGCCGTTGACGGGACCAGGGTCACCGCGTCCTTCAGGTCCACCTGTCGCCCAGCCGCTCGCCGGAGCGCCGGGTCCTGCCCGTGTCCCCTCGTGCTGTTCTCGGACCCCGCGTTGGGCGTCGGCCATGCTGCGAGGCTCGACTCCGTCGTGAGACTGTGCTGCCCCGCTTTCGCGTCCGGGTTCGGGTGGACTGATCGAACGCCGTCCTCCGCCGTCGGTGTTCTCCAAGGCGACATCGCCAGCCCGGCTTGCCGCGGCAACTGGTCCAGCCGCTCCCGCTTTGTCCCGTCCGGGTTCGTCCCCTCGGTCGCCATCCCTTCGGTGTCCTTCCAGTCGCGCGAGCTCGGCGTCGACCAGCTCGCGAGTAGCGCCACCGCCTGAAGGTCCCCGCCGCCGCTGTCCATCCGGCCGAGTTCCTTCTTTCGCTCGGCGCTCTCCGGGCCTCCGGTCGGTGTCCGAGGGGTCGGCCAGCTCGCCAACTGTACGGCCTGCGACAGATGCGTGATCGTCTCGCGCGGGCCGCTCGCCATGTTCGCCTTCATCGCCCTGTAAGATTCTAGTGAATTCCCGAGCTCGGTCGCCGCTGGAGTCGGCCAGCCCACCAACCCTTGGGTGCTCGGACGCTCGAGGCCCGTTCGGCCGTCCCTGGTGTAGTCGCCCGTCCGCGACGACGTCGGAGTGGGCCACGAAGTAGAGCCGCTGTCGGAGATTGGGCGATCCGAAGCCAGCAGCCAAGGTAGATACCGCCCCGACGGCGTAGCCTCGGCCTTCCAGGTCAGACGCCACAAGGTCGAGCCAAGCCTTGCCGTCACCGTCTGCAACTTGCTCGCCAACGACAGCGACAGGGTGCGACTCGCCGATGAGCCCGAACCAAGCCGGCCATAGGTGGCGCTCGTCCTCATGCCCCGCGCGCTTTCCGGCGGAACTGAAGGGCTGGCAGGGGCAAGAGCCTGTCCAAATAGGTCGGTCGTCGGCCCAGCCAGCGAGTCGGAGGGCGTGTGACCAGACGCCGATACCGGCGAAGAAGTGGCATTGACGGAAGCCCCGGAGGTCCTCCGGGCGGACTTCGAGGATCGAGCGTTCATCGACGAAGCCCGGCGCGATCAGCCCGGCCGCGATCAGGCGCCGCAGCCACTCCGCGGCGATCGGGTCGTTCTCGTTGTAGTAGGCCGACATTCATGCCGCCGCCAACAGGGGCATCCCCATCAGGCTGCGGTAGATCGTGTTCGCCTCGGCGAGGAAGCGCCGGACCTCGAGGTCGAGGGCCGCGATGTAGGCCTCGTCGCGCTGGACCCTGTAGACGTACAGGCGCAGCCGCTCCGGCATATCCGGCGAGAACGAGACGAAGTCCCAATGCTTCCGCTCGGTGATCCACAGGTTGCCCTGAACCTGCGCGACGTGCTCGGTCGGGTACTTGCCGCCCATGATGGTCTCCAGCTGGACGGTCGGGATCACGCACTTCGCCTCAACCCCGCCATCGTTGCCGACCAGACCGTCGGGTGAGCACCCGCACCACTCGATCGCGTCGTGCTTCACGAAGCCGACGAGCTCGACCAGGTTGCCGGTCTCCACCTCGTAGGCCTCGCGCGCCCACGGCTCCTGCTCCTTGCCGCGGTCCATGTGCGCGTTGCGGTAGCCGTCGATCGGCTTCCCGATCATGCGCTCGGCGAGCACCCGGCGCATGTAAGCCCGTCGGGTCTTTCCTTCGCCCTTGGCGAGCACCGCCGCGAACTCGGACGAGGTGCAATGCCCCGCCCGAGCTGCGGCCCACTCCTCTGTTCCTTGCGCTGCGGGATGGACGATCATTTGCCCCCCTGGTACCGCTTGATCGCCTTCACGACGTCGGCGAACTCCTTGATCTTCCCGTACCGCTCGACGAAGCTCGCAAGCATCCCGCGAGCGTCGGCCTTGTCGTTCTCGGCCTTCTGCGCTGCGCGTTGCCGCGCTTCTTCGGCGAGCCGCGCGGTCCGCTCGGCCTGTTCCTTCGCCATGCGCTCTGCACGTTCACGTTCCTCTTGCTCGCGCCGGGCCCGCTCAACCACCTCCCGCTCCCGCCGGACGCGCTCCTCCTCGGCCGCGATCCGCTCGCGCGCTTCGCGCTGGTCGGCCTCGAACTTGGCCCGCTGGCGGTCGAGCTCGGCGCGTTCCTCGGCCATGCGCCGTTCCTCGGCTTCCTTCCTCGCCCTGGCCTCGGCCTCTTGGCGTGCCATCTCGGCTTGGATCGCGGCCTCGCGCTCGCGCTCGACACGTTTTGTCTCGGCCTCTATCTGCTCCTTGATCGGGAGCCGCAGCGCATCCAACTGCTCGGCGATACGCTGGGCCTCTGAATCCACGAACCGCCCGTAGGCGAGGCTCGCGGCCTTCTCGGCGACCCGCGCGGCTTCGAGCGTTCTATTGTGAGCGGCGATGTCCTTGTATGCCGCCTTCGCGTCCTCCATGCCCTTCGAGTCCTTGACGTTGAAGACGACCCCCTTGTACTTCGAGGCTAGATCCGCGAGGACCGCCTCGGTGGCCTTGTAGGCGACGATCTCGGTGGCGGTGCTCACTTCGCCCCCGCTGCGGCCTTGTCGGCGGCCGCGATCTTCGCTTTGCACTCGTCCCGGACCTCGACCAGCGTCCGGCGCTGTTCCTTGCTCAACTTGTTCCACGCCTCGGCGAGCGAGGCCATGGAGCCACATGCCTCGAGCACCTTGCGCCCCTTCTCGTCCGGGGTAGGCTTGTCCTTCGGAGTGTTCCCGTCGGTGTCGTCCTCGCCGACCGCCACGTTGAATATGAACTTCAGGAGGTAGCGGGCGCCGTAGGACATCGCGGCTCCGACCGCGTGCGTCTTCGTCATTACGTCTCCGCCCTTCGCGCCCTTGCCGTCGGCCGGCACGTCCACCTGGTAGGGCCGCGTGAAGCGCCCGCGGGAGACGTAGGCCAGCACTCGGACCGCCTCCTTGCCGTCGATCGGCGCGGTGTTGAAGCTGATCGCGAACCCGTGCTTCGTGTAGAGCGGCCGCAGCGCGCGGTCGAGCTTCTGGTAGGTCGCGTACTTGCTGCGGGTCTGCGGGTTCTCCGCGTCGGCGACGATGGACTTCATCTCCATCTGGCACGCGGTCATCTTCTCGTTGAACTCCTCCTCGGCGTTGGAGAGCATCACGCGCTCCTGCATCGCGAGGAGTCGGTCGAGGGTGTCGACGTTGATGTTCGGCGTCGTGGCGACCTTCTCGATCATCGCGAGGAACGGATCCGCCGTGGCGATCACGGCGGTGGAGGCTTGCCCCTTCGGGACTACGTCGGTCTTGCTCGTCATTGCTGTTCTCCTTTCATGGCGGTTCGTAGAATCCGGCGCAGCTCGCGCCGGGTCGGGTTGTATCGCTGGCCCTCGAGCGGCATCGCGAAGCGCGGCATCAAGGAGTGGCACTCGATCGTGCCGTTCTGACGGGCGACGGCCGTGCCCGCTTTCGGGTCGCTCTCGCACGCGCGCACCTTGGCGGCGAAGCGGACCGCCTCGTCCGCCTTCTCGGTGATCTTCTGGCTTTGCGTCATCTGATCTTCGAGCGCAACGCCAGCGGCGAACGACAGGATGCACGCGAGAAGAATCCCGGCGAGCTTGGCGTTCCACTCCGGCGGGTGATCGTATAGCGTCTCGCGCCGGCCGTTCCACTGACGATCGGCCTCGTTCTGCTCGGTCCCCATGTGTTCGCGGTCACTCATCGCGGTGCTCCACGTCGATCCCGAGCTCGGTGCAAGCCTCGGCTGGCTGGAGCGGCTGCGGCATGGTCTTCGCCTCGTTGTGCTCGATCATGGAGAAGCGGCACCGGATCGGACCGCACAACTCGGACCCGCATTGCGGGCACCTCATAGGCTGGATCAT